CCCGTGAGGGCCCTCGGTGACTTACTGAGGTGGGGGTTATTAAACGCAGGATCAAGCTCAATCAGAGGTTCCGATAGGTTACCACCCGTCGGTTTCCAGCGTATAGCTGCCTTCTAACTTGCTGAGCTCAGGGACTTAAACTACTAAACTCTCTGGATTACCTTGGCAAGATTGGACTCGTAACGCTTTGTCCATCTCACCAGTCTCATAAAGATCGGCATCACTAATATATGCATGCCGAGTATCCTTTACTAATTCAAACACCTTCTCTTTCTTATCAGACCGACCTTCTAAATGACCATAATACCCGTCCCTCCACGAAAGGGTCTCCGTGACCCCTCGTATATTAGAGTAACAAACATCTACCATCTTCCTTACTGAATGGTAATAATCACCCATTGTCATCGACCTGCCAACACTGGTTGTTACTAGACCAGTCCAAATAATCCGATCATACTTACGGAAAGTCAAAGCATATGACTCATTAACGAAACCAACTTTACTAAGAAAATCAACCTTATTACCTAAGAGTTTATAATCCTTCATTAATTGCCCCCATCCGTGAGTAACACCCTCCTTCTCACTATAATACTTCAACAACTCGGCCCTAAACCTATCAACCCACAAGGAATTTATAACACAATAAAAATCGTCACCACCCTGAAATGGCCATATATCTTTCTTCCAGCGCATACCTAAGTCCTTTGCTATTTTATGCACAAGAACTAATTGACGATTTGTGTTTCCCCACGTGGTTCTAGTCGGGTGGCCACTAAACACTGTTTGAGTTAATCTAGCTTTAAAAATTACTATTCTATTTCCTCCAAACAGTGGCAGACCATCTAATGAAAGGTCACTAAACATCCTAACTGGAACCTCTAGTGATGTGACCTTCTTTATTATCTCATCTGTCTCATATTGATTGAGACCCATCTTGGCACACAAGCTACGGCCTAGCTTGCGGATGAGATAATTATCCGTACTATCAAGGTAACGGTCATGCTGGTGTGCATCATGAAAACCACCATCATAAGCCATTCCTGTAGGATTGTCAACAGCATTCCATGCTCGGACCAACCAATATTCCAAATCTTCGGTTGTCCAACCCTGACAAAAACACCCCTCAAAGGTTTTAACTTTCTTGGTAGCTCGCTGCAAATTATGTGCGAACCAACCCAATATTGCCTTGAGTATTTCTGTTGGATTGAATATATTTCGAGCTTTAAACATATCTAGCAATTCATCTTCTGTTATCAGCCCCTGCATGAAATCGACCATAGCCTTATTAATATCCTTGTACTGTTTTTCATCTGGCTTGGTCGTTATCTGTAGGTCAAGGGGTATTATTGGACGGGCTTTGAATTTATTATACCCACCAATATATGCACCCTGTTTTGAGGCATCCACACTAGTGTGCAGATAAGAATGAAAGTCAGACACATCCAAATGATCGATGGCTTGTCGATATTCACTAAGCAAGCCACTAGTCCTTATATGCTTTGACAAATCTGGATCAAACTTTGGATCCGGGAGTACCTTTGGCGTTACGTGACGCAGGAAAAATCCCCATGCGCCATACAATCTATCAGCCGATGGTATCGAAGGGCCTAACCAAAACAATGAAGCAGGCAAAACATTGAAAACAGTATCTCTCACCCTTCTCAGGGGGCGTGTATCTAATATCTCAACAAACTGTTTTATAACAATGTCTTTTCCACCCCACATAAACTGAGGTTTTATCATATTTACCATCTTAGCAACTGGCGCATCACAAAGCGTCTTGAATCTACTATCTGATATTGGAACAACTTTTGTCATACCAGAAAAGTACTCAGCTTTTAACTGTTGCCGAGCCCCTCCTACTCTAGGTATAAAACTAGCTCCAAAAAGCAAATTACAAACAAATGTAGTTACTATTAATAAAGCTAATATTAACAAATCTATACCAGTTTCAATACATCGTCTAAAACAATGATGAACCGTTATACCATAGAGGGAAACCAATAATAATATCGGGAACTCAATCGCTAGCGCCATACACTCGGACTTAAACAAGCAATTATAAAAATCCGTTAAAAGAGGGTAAATAGTCCCTATCATCATAACCATAGAGATACTTGAAGTTATAAATACTAAACCGAAGATAACCATTAGTGCTAATAGACAACATATCCAAACACTAAGAGCCTGATGAATAACATCTTTTATGGCTCCCACTCTTGATTCTCTGGTAAAGCAATCTCTTATGACCGAAAAGGATGGGCTGTTACGTAATTCAGCATACATCCACACTATCAAACGCTCCAAATACACAAATATATCCAAACTAAAGGTATCAAGGTGCTCTTGTTGATGCCTCGTGATTTCCAACGCTACATCTGTTGCTAAGTGTCGGAAATCCTCACTTAACTCCAAACCGAGCCTAGTAACTGCATTTACATAAGTTAAACAGTTAGTTATCCCGCCTGGTTTTATGAAAGCATCCAAATTGCCTTTCATAGTCAAGTAAGCAGATATGGCTCCTCTTACTGAGCCTTCGTAAATTGGAGGCAGTATATCCCTATCTAGTTGGAGGTCTAATGGGATATCTGCTAACCGTCTTGGTACAAAACCGTCTCTTAAAGTTAGAGCTAAAGCTTCGGGTTCCAGAGGGCTATCTGGAGCAAGCTTTACTAGAATAACATTAACTCCTGAACCTATTGCTACTCTTTCTATAACACGATAATCCACCCCATTTCGCTTTACAAGGAGGAATCCATACGGCAAATTAACCCGTGGGTGTTTATAGACCTTATCATTACCCTTTGGCCTGTTATCGACCATCAATTTTCCTGGCTTTCCGGTAACTAATACATGCCCTTCATAGTCATAGTAGTAGTACTTTCCAGCTCTATCTTTCACCTCTTGTATGATAATATATGCGACTGTCTTATGAGCTTTTACATTGGCCTCGAAGAATTCTGGAACTCCTCCATAATAATAACAATCCACACCCAAAAGGTTATGTGGCACACTGATACCTCCATGAAGTACTCTCTCATCCAACTTATTACCAGACCAACTATAATGTTCTTTATACTCTCTATCATAATCACCTAAGGTAGCGCGATTTGGGAAATAGGAATGCTCAAAACTTGAACGCTCCAACATTAAATTAGTCCGGTTATATTTGGCTGCAACTTCATAGATATCACCGCTTCTTAATAACCGACAAGCTGATACGGTTAATTTGTCCACCACGAATCGTGGGAATGGATGGGTGTAAGGTTGGACAAAAGATCCCTTACCCACATCTTCGGGATGCTGATCCCTTACATATTGTTCTCCGTGTTTACCGAATTTGAACACGGTGGAGACATGGATACCGGCTGAGGTATATCGGTAATACTTACTAGCTTCACCAGATTTAGCTTCCTCACCTTTCTTCCTGTCTGACTTCTCTTCACTCTTACTATCTTTCTCTTTGATATCGTTTTTCTTAATGGCCTGAAAACGTACGGGTTCATAGTGCCCAAGGAGGACTGGCTCAGGTCCGCTTTCATCGCAGATCGCTTCCCTAAGAGCTCCTTCGGAAATAGGTCCGACATATCTAATGCCGATGTGCTTTGAGTGTGGCATACCTCTTCCTGAAAGGATATTGACGACCACATCACCTTGGGAGATGACAAACCAATACGTCCTATCTCTCCACAATATATAGGAGACGAACTCTGATTGCTCAACTTGCATACTGGATATTCCAGTGACTTTACGGTACTTTGAGATGAAGTCTTTGAACCCTTTGTGCGCGTCAAACTCTTCCAAAACCTTTTCACTACACCACTGTCTAGGCATGACCACAGCTTTATCCACAAATCGTTTAGGTAATTTAACCAAACAATGATAGAGCTTGTCATTAATCTTAACCATTCGGACTGAAATTGGGTCTTTAGGTAAGATGCCATGGTCGAGAATGTAATCCACAGAGTCAACCAAAGTTGGATAGCCTCTACGAAAATCGAGTCCCGGAAAATATTCCAAGAGACTTCGAACCATCTCTTGATGAACATTGTCAGTGATGGCTTGGTCGGTATCACGCCAATCGCCGTCGGCCTTCTCTCCGTCGGCAAGATCATCATAGAATAGGTCATATAACTCACTATAGCGAAAAGGGTCACCAGATATGAAACTACAAAGGCTGACGGCAAACAAAACACAATTACCGTCAATACCAGGGACATCAAGATAAGTTTCACCATCGTACTCAAACTGTTGGAAACCCCGCTGCGCCGGTAAAGCTGCATAAAAACGAGATAACCCATCCGAAGCCAGAAAAGAAAGACCGCGCCGATTAATAATCGATATAGGGGCCTTTTGGGAACTAGGAGTTTCAATAAAGTTGAGATTATTGGTATCATAGTTGAGATTTCTTACTGTCTTAGACATAAACAAATTTTAAAACAAAAGCGAGACCGTTAGGAG